ATTAGGTAACTCATTGGCAAAGTTTGATGCAAATATACGAAAAGTAACGCACTTAAAAAAGTATCGACAAGATGTATATGATGGATATGAATATTAACACCATTGTAAACAATATGGCAAGTATCTCGTTTTTTGGGTTTCGTATGTTCATTAGTAGCTATTTTTACTATACACTTTACCGATGGTAATGGCTTGACCTATGTCACCACGTTGGTACTTGGTATATTCATTAGCGAAAGCCGTGCATATAAAGTAATCATTGGCATCTGAGGTATGTCCAAATTTTTCATAAGATATACCTGTCGATGGGTCTTTGGCTTTCTCTTTTTTCTTTTTTCCGTCAGAATCTTCCTTCAAATATAAATAATCGTTTAAAGTGTTTTCGCATTTATTATCAATGTATAGTTCAATGCCATCAAATCCATTCGCAAATATTGTGTTGATAAAGTTAGCTCTCATCACTACCGATGGAGATTTAGTATCTATCCTTAATTGAGGCTTAAATACTTGTAACTCATTGCGGATGATAGTGTAGTCATTCGACCCCTTTTCAGTACGAGTATCCTCGTGCTTACCTGCTGGGTCACCATAAATGAAGCATCCCGACATATGCCCTTGATATTTTCGTTTGATTTCATTGCACACACCTTTAGTAGTGTTGTTAGGTGATTTAGTGCATATCTCGGCAATTTGATAACACTTTTTATTTATCATCTGCCATACACAACAAGTCATATAAGGATTGACATTAAAATCAAATGTTAAATGAATAGGTAAATCAGGATTATAATTTAATTCTTTAACATTACTATTTATCGTAAACTCTTTGTAAAATTCGCCACCTGCTTGTTGAGGCTTAGGGTCTTGTTGATATAAACTTTGGAATGTTCTTAACGATTGCGACCTGACCATATTAAGTTTTTTAAGGTCGTGTTTATTTGCCCATAATGGTTCACCAATCTCTCTTGGGTCTTCAAGGTTGTCATTGTTTATTTTTATGGCAGGTAGCACCAATATCGTCCATTGTTCGCCCGATCCATCGTCCATCTTTTTCAATAGCATACCGCTTAAATCATTAACATCCCATCTTGTCTGAGTTATCAATATTCGTGTGTCATTATGGATACGAGTATACAAGACATCATTATACCAATTCCAATTTCTAAACTGATAAGTGCCAGACATAGCCTCTATACTATCCTTAACAGGGTCATCGATAATGGCATAGTCAGCAGGTGTACCTGTTAGCGAACCACCTACACCAACCGTCTTAAGAAAACCACCATATCCAACCGTCTCAAATTTTTCACTATTTCTCAACCAAGATTTAGATGCAGTAACAATGTTAGTACTATTTAAAAAGGTCTCAGGAAATACATCCTTGTATAACTCACTATCAATAATTCGTTGGCAATCACGATTGAATGTGCAAGACAAATCAGAACTATATGAAGCTAATACTATCTTGGATTTAGGGTTCTTACCCAATATGTAAGCAGGTAGATTACGACTAACTAATTCAGACTTTCCGTGTTGAGGTGGCATAAATACCATCAATCGATTAATCTCACCTTTTATAAATTTATCAAGATATTCGCAAAGTAGATTATGATGCCAATTAGCTTCATAGTCAGGTTTAACATATTTGACGAAATCAATATAGTTCCTTTTAGCTAACTCCGCTCTTGCGTTGTAGTTCAGCAATAAGTCTAAGTTCATCATCTGTGAATTTGGTTAAATCTATTTTAGAAGTTATTTTCTCACCTTGAGTAGTTATATCTTGTTTATCAGTTAACCCTAAATCACGAGCAATAATACTGGCATTAAATGCCCCAACAGAAGCACCTTCAAACTTTTGAACATCACATTCAGTCTCGATTTTATTGTAGACATCAAAAAAATCTTTATGTGTTTCGTTATGTCCATAGTTAAAAAGACCTTGATAACTGATACCACAAAAGACCGAAAAGCCTTTCATCGTATAAGGTCTTTGAAGAGGTATTGATATTAATTGACCTGAAAATTCACCTGATTTAATAGCTTCGTGTTTAATCCACGGATTACTATTTACTTCATTCTTATATGAAGTAAAAGCGGTTAATAAATCATCAGGTGTCTTAAATATCTTATCTCTACCATTTTCTGCTCCAAGTGCATATTGATTTCCTTTAGGTGCTGCCATAGTAATGCAAAGTTACGAAAGAATTATTGATAAACAATTACAAGTTATAAATAGATGGACGCATATATCTATTTCTGCTCACCTCTTACTATCTTGTTTAACTGTTCCATCACCACATCATCGACATCACCCCAAAACATATCACACTTACCATCCTTAATTGGAGATTCCGTGTAGTACCATTGTTTTGTTGAATTAGGTGTTGATGTATACCTTTTACATTGTTCCTTCATTGGGCAGTTGTTGCCTTTGCATAGTGTTATGTCTGACATATTATATTTGTTTGTTAAGTTCTTGTCTCATCCATTTAGCACCTCTAAAGTAGGCATCTATTTCTGTATCACAACCACTACCATACATCTCTTCCATTGCCAAAATAGCTTGGTTAAATATGTCCTTGTCTATTAGCTTTTGTACTGATGCTACCATTTCCCTGACGTCAGGAAGATGGTCATCACTTCCATTGCTTTCGTAAGTTTCGGTGAAGTATTGTTTGCCGTTTAAAAATTCACCTAACTCGTTTGTCGAAGCATCTTCATTAGCCTTAATTATCTGCTCCTTTTCCATTTGCATTGCTTTATCAAGTATAGTATACCAAGTAAATTTATCCTTTGGCTCATCCCATAATTGTTTAAATAGCCATTCTGTTGCTGTTTCTTTCATCTTATTCTGATTTATATGTTTTGTTGTAATATTGTTCTGCCGTCATATTATCATCACTTAAAACTCCTGATGCCCAAGCATTCATTATCCTCTCCTTCTCCATTGCTTTGGCTTGGTCAAGTAAATCTTGTATTATATGACCTTGCATAGTTTTCATATCAGGATTTAATTGTTCTTGCAACCAGTCAATTGCGGTCTGCTTCATCATATTTGTTTTTTTAATAGTTTTATAATCTTAACCGCATCAGTAGTGCTGATGCTAATACTTGTTGCGTTATCTTCCCCTGCAAAGTCTAACAACGTCTCTAAGACATAGATGATACCGAATGCTTCATCTTCCATTTTATTTCTTTTTAAATTGTTCAAACCATTTTTCAATTAAACCTGTTTTCTCATCTTTAACCATTGATAATAAAAACCTATCTAAAATATCTAAAACTTCTTCCTCACTATAGCTTCTTTCTTGTTGCAATTTAGCAAAAAGTACCATTAATTTTTTAACATTTAAGACATTAATTGATTCACCAACTGACATAATTCCATAATCCATAAGCATTTTATGTGCTGCTTTTTCAAGTGTTTCTTGCGTAAGTTCATCTATTGGACTACAATCACAAGTTATAGTATGACCGCAGTAACACTTAATTTGTTTAGGATATTTTCCGCAATGGCATTCTTCTATACTCCTACAGCAAGATAAGTAATGGTATGCAGTAGCTTCTTCTTTCGGAATGATTATTTCGTAATAACTACCATACTCAATACAAGAATCTCCTAACTCCATATCAACTTCAAATTCTACTAATTTAGTTTCAACCTCCTCACAACTTGGATTATGAACAAACCATTCTAAGAACTCATCATCAATTGCTTGTACCCCATCTTTGATTAAGTCTTGGTCTGTTGTAAGAATGATTTTAATATTAAAATCAGTTACTTTTGGATTAGAGTTATTGGGGTTATTACCTTTATCAAAGACATCATCTGCTTTGAAAATAACTCCATTGTTTTCATACCAATCTCCTTCTTTAATTTCTTCATCAGAAATGATGTAGATGTGTTTTGCAATATTGGTTGGATGTTGAGAAGGAAATTCATCTAACTCTAATCTTCTTCTTAGATTATTACTCCATAACCTACTTGGTTTGTCTGTTTTTATTAAATGTATGTTCTTCATAATGTGTTATATGTTTTACTCTGTTACGTTTACGTTGCGTCCTTTATTGCCTATATACTCCTTAATCTTTCTCTTGGCATACTCATCAAAGTCTTGCATCTTACTTGCAGGAATCGTATAACTCTTACTCTTAGTTGATGGTTCGTTGTACATCGGTTTGCGACCTGCGTTTCGTTCGTTGTGTTTAGGTTTACTCATATTGTGTGGATGTTCTATTGTGCAAATATATGCAACTTAATTAATTATTGATACTTATTTAATAGGTTATCGTAAAACCGAAAGAACTCACCCATTGAATGCACTATCACATACACACCATCTGATGTTTTGATACTCTCTTCATACTTCTTTTGTGCTTTCGATTGTTTATCTTTCATCTTAATTTCAATCTTGACTGATAGTCCCACTTTGTGACCACCTACCACAACTCCGATGGTTGAATGGATGTCAGCCGTGCCTTGTGTCCCCTGACCGGGAGTGAAAATTACACCTTGCGTTCGATTGCCTATTTGTTCCCCTGTTAAGCCGTCTATAACCTTATTAACCCTTGCTTGACCTTGATTGCTCACCCTTTCTACTTGATGTCCTTTGTACTTCAGGTAATCTTTCACACAAGCGGTTAGTCCGTT